TGGTCACGGCCACCGCATAATTGACCGATTTTCTTCAACGATAACGAGGTTTTATGCCGCAAAATCCAAATGAATATCTGCCGCAATTCCAACACCTCACGTTTACGGGCTTTCACCTTGATAAATTCGGGCTGATAGTACGGAAATACCGACCTGATTGCAAGGTGTGTGGCCTTGATATGCTCATCATCCTTGTCAATGTCCTGTACTTTCAGCACGGTTTCCAATTCCCTGATGCGGATTTGCTGGTGTCTGATTACTTCTTTCATTCTGTCGATTTCACTTTGACGAAATGTTGTCCTGCTGTTGCGCTGTGGTGCTTTGATTTTTATTCTCATGGTGCAAATATAGTAAATTAAACATTAGTTTCAATATACAATCCTGTTGAAATATCATAATTAAATTTCTGTATGCCGATTTCCCCCCAGTGCGAGAACTTAACTTTTTGGATGTGAACTTCCACAGTGTTATTGCTGAAATTTCGGTACACTGTAAGTCCATTGTCGGTCTTGTTGTAAAAATTTGCACTGCCGGCTATGTCATACAAGCTCGGTACATCATAATTTCCATCATCTTTTCTGCCTATTTTACGTGGGTGAGCCACCAAAAAACAATGCACGTTGTACCTCTCGCAGAAATTTACAATCTTATCCAGTGACTGCCCGATGTATTTCGTTTCACTTTCACCGTACTGATGCTCTAATTTGTTCCATGCGTCAATGACAAACCAATCTATATTCTTTCTGTTTTTGAGTTCGGCAACTTTTGCAAGTATACTGTCAAGTGAGAAGTCCTTTTCAGGTTTTACAAAGAATATGCTGTTTTCAAGCAAGTAAAGTGCTTCGTATATTTCCTGTTGGTTCATCCTGTGCTGCCCCATAAATGGCCGCTTGGTCAACTTACGCAGCATCTTACTGATATGAAGTTCAACTGGTCTATTTTCAGGGCTGTAAAACGCACCTTTCCACTGGTGTCTTTGCAATAGTTTAAGCAGAACGTGATCAAGAAAGTCCGATTTCCCGTGTCCGGGGATGCCCGTAATGGTAGTCAAATAACCTTTATGAAATGACAGGTATTTATCAAAACCAACCATCCCGGTTTTTGCACCTTCCGGCAATCCGTAATTGTATAGGTTTTCAATTTCGGTCAGGTAGTCAGTCACACCGAACACACCAATCATGGGAAATTCGGAAAAATTCATGCAGGCATCACGCAGGGCAAACGCACCATTCAGCAATAAATACTCGTTGGCATCTTTGCAATCGGGAAATACAATGTAATTACATTTGTCTTTTCCGAACCTGTCTGCAATGGCATTGCGTAATTCAATACCGGGCGCATCGTTGTCAACTGCAATGTGTATCTTTTCGATGTGGTCAAAGGCAGGCATGAAGCGGTCAAAGAAAGTAAGGTTTGGCTGTGCGCCATTTGGCACACTAATTACATTTTCAATTCCTGCTTCGATAAGTGCGAGTGCATCCATTTCACCTTCGACAATCCATAATTCATTTGCAGTTGAAAGGCAGTCAATGTTGTATGGGATAAGTTCTGCGCCTTTGTGCATCTTAAAATGCTTTGCACCATCCCTGTATTTCACGTTTTTAAGTACACCATCCTCAAAGTAATTGAAACATATGCAGTTCACTTCCTTGCTGACCTGTGGCATCCATTCGGATTGTTCCGTGATTTGCATCTTGTTCACGGTTGCTGCGGTGATCCTGCGGCTTTCAAACCATTTTAGTACCTTATCGGAAAGTGCGGTAGTATTTTTCCATTCCGGCACTTCGTATTTCACCACTTCCGGGCGTTCAATAATTGCACCCTTCCATCCGCAATGGTGACAAATCCATGCTTTCTTATCAAGGTTAACCGATAGGCATCGGTCGGTTTTCTTTTTACGGGTATGGCTACACTGGGGGCAAAGTGTTTGAACTTCACCTGTGGTTTTACCTTGCGGTATTTCGATATTGTAAAATGCGTAGCTCATAAAACAACACCCCCCAAGTTTTTGATTTCAGGTTCAACAATGCGGTAAATTTCAACACCTGAATTTTTCAGCTCTTGCAATCCTTGATCTGTGACACTGATTTCCATGTTCACAAATTTGCCTGCATCGTTTTGCTTTTTGTAAAACACCATGTAGGTTTTTGGTGTTTGTATTGTTCCTTTCTTTGGTTCTTTTGCCAGCCAATTCAGTGCGGTTCGGTAAAGGTTTTTGTAATCCTTATTCTTTTTGTAGTTTTCAATCCGGTCAAGAATATTATCTACCTGCGTAGGTGACCAACCTTCTGCAACCAGTTTGTCAAATTCAGGCCGTGAAATTTCCAAATGGTCAAAAGCCCTATATATATTTTCTTCTTCTTTCTTTTCTTTCTTATCTTTCTTTAATTCTTTAGTTGGTGTCACCTGCGTTTCATCTGCGTTTCGTTTGCGTTTCACTTCCGTTTCATCTGCGTTTCGCTCGTCTTGGTAACATTCATATTTACAGATAGTTAGCCGTGTCGAAACTGAAACGTTTTCAATTAAAATCATGCCATCATTTTGAAGCAATTGTAAAAACCTACGTACCTTGCTTTTATCTACCTTCCATCGTTTAGCCCAAGTGTCCAATGAATAAAGACTTTGACCACGTTTGCAGTCATACAAATTTCCTTTGATAAGTATCTTCTTATCTTCAAAGTTTGCATTCATAAGTAAATCTGTCCACCAATGGAAATACTGGCTGTTTTGATAAATCCAGTGTTCCATCATTTTTCTGTGTATCTTAATCCAACCATTATTCATTCGGCTGTCCTTTCAATGTTAACTTTTTACATTGGTTCCAATACAGCACTTCAAAATCAAGGTTCATTTTGCGGTAATCGTAAACGTGCTGCTTTACTTTGTGAGTCAGGAAGTCAACTTCCAACTTTCCAATCTGCTGGGAAAGTTCTTCGATGCATCTGTCGCAGATGTCAATCGGCATTCGTTTTGGTAATTTAATCATAAACAAAACGCCCCACACTTTCCTATGTTCAACCCGGCTGGAAGATTGCAGCCGCATAGTACTTGTGTAGGGCGTTTGGTAAAGTTCTTTTTTCATCTTCTTTTCTCGGCAGGGGGTTGAAGTCCTGTTGTTCCGATATGCAATTATAAAACAAAGATTTTAGATTTCCAAATTATTCGTTACAATATTGCTGACTTTCGTGATAATCAATGTCGCTTTGTTCGTCACGTTCCCATTCGATTGTTTGGGTTATGTACCACGACCATCCCTTTTCCCATTCTTTGAAGTCATCGGAGTTCAATTCAAAAGGATTTTCGCCTTCGGTTTCGTAGTAATTAAACTGCTGACTGGCTATCCAGCCCATTTCAAAAGGTGTTTTTGTGTTTTCCATGCTGCAAATATAATATACTTTTCTATACTTGCAATACTTTTTGTTAAATTATTTTTGTTAAAGTTATCCACAATTTAATAAAATAGACCTTTTACGAATAAACTTTGTCGCATGAAAGTTTATGCAGTAGTAGTTGAAACCGATGAACATGATGAATTATTGTATCAAATCGTTGGAATTTACAAAAACGAAGACGATGCCAATGATAAACTTGCAGATATTATGCAGGACATAGAAGCATACGCAAAAACGTATATTGAAAAACAACCAAATGAAAGTTATGAAGATTTTGATAAAAGACACCGTTTGTATTCAGATAACTTTCCACACAAAATAGGTTATGATTGGGTTGATGTATGCTATGTGAAAGAGTTTGACCTGCTGTGAAAAAACACACCAAAGTTTACCTTAACCATTTCGGCTATGACAAGACCGATTTCATCCCTTGCGAGGTATGTGGCGCACAAGCTGTGGACATTCACCATATCGAAGCCCGGGGGATGGGTGGAAGCAAACACGCTGATGTAATTGAAAACCTGATGGCATTGTGCAGACGTGACCATGCCCGGTATGGGGATAACAAGTCATTCAAAGACTGGCTGAAAAAAGTTCACGCCCTTAAACTTGAACAGGCGCACCGAGATACTGATTGAGTTAGCCAATTCCAAGTGGCTTCCTGACTTCTGTAACAAAATAGGGTCTCATGTCGCTGCCGACCTACAACAACACTTGCTTTTAATCTGCTGTGAAATGGATGCCGATCGCCTGATACAACTGCACCAAAGTAATGGACTGGTTTACTACCTTGTCCGTGTGGGTTGCAATGCGGTAAACGGAAACAGATACACAAAGTTTTATCGTGACTTTCTACGCACTACCGAAACCTTGCCCGAAAATTACGATGAGGAAGCAGAGGACTATGACGAAACACACATCAGGCGCAAACAGGAAGCGGTGGAGTCTGTCAATTTCAAAGAGGTGGCAAACCATTTTAACCGGAGTGAGTGGTATGTGGTAAAGTTATGGCAGTTGTGGGAAGATAAACAGAGCATGGCAATGATTGCCCGTGACACCAAAATCAATTACCGGGAGATAAGCCAAATAATCAACGCAATCAAAACACAAATCAAAGAAAAATATAATGAATACGATGACTGACATTTTGGGAGTGGCGGCACTTTGTGTCCTGCTATCCCGGTACTTCTTTCCCCCGATGATTTCATTCGTGTATGCGCTTGACAGCCGCTATCGCAAAACAATCAAACCTTTTGAATGCGGTTTCTGCCTATCGTGGTGGGTGGGGCTGGTATGGTTTACAGTTGAATTTGGATTGTATGGTATAATTTATGGTGCATTATGTGCTATCTTTGGAGCATTAATTGACCGATACCTATGACACTAATTGAAATCACATTGACTGGCATCGCTATGGGGGTTGTTTTACCCTGTGTTTGTTACTTTATAATGACTCGTATATGACACCTGAACAACGCAGTCTTTGCCTTGACTTGAAGTCGCACATTGAGAGAATAAACAAGACCGGCACTTACTCACTTGAAGCTGGGTACTATGCCAAACTGAACGAGGTACATAGGCAGTTGTACGGACAACCATTCCCAGCTTGTCGCAGTTGTATGTTTGACGCTTTGAAAAGATTATATCGGGAGGCCCTGAATGGTTAGTATTATTCATGGCGGCAACGCAGGGGATTTGATATATGCACTCCCGGCAATGAGAGCAGCATCTCGGTTGCACGATAGCAAGGTTCACTTATATTTACAGGTGGATGTACCAGCGCAATACAATTTCAATCACCCAATGGGTAAGGTGCAAATGAATTTAAAGATGGCACAGATGCTCGTGCCGTTGCTGATGTCTACGGATTTCATAGGCAAATGCACAATCACGGATGAAGCCGCAAAATGCGACTACAATTTTAACCTATTCAGGAAGTTTCACAATTACACTGGACATATCTCCCAGTGGTATTTTCATATCTACCCAGAACTGACCTGCAACCTTGCCGAGCCGATACACTTTGATGTGTGGCAATTAGGCAACCACCAAATTATTTTGAACCGAACAGCCCGTTATCACAACCCTACTTTTGATTATTCCATCCTGCGCAGGTATCAGGATAAGATAAAATTTGTAGGGCTTGCCGATGAATACCGCATCATTTCTGCCAAGCTGCCCGACATTTCTCACATCGAAGTAAAAGACTTTGCGGAATTGTGCGGCATCATAAAGGGCTGTGAGTTATTTGTCGGAAACCAGTCAATGGCCTATGCAATATCCGAGGTCATGAAACACCCACGAGTAGTTGAAATCTGCCCGACTGCGCACAACGTCATCCCAACGGGCGACAATGGCTATGGTGCATGGACAATTATGAACCTGACCCAGATACTAAAATCAAAATATGAGCAAAACTAAATCACCCATTACCGGGAAGGTAGCTAAAAAGGCATTTATCAAAGGTGGGGTGCAATACTACACTGACGAACTGAATAACATCTTCTGCAAAAAACTTGACCAATCAGGCATGGTGGGCGGTGGCAATGAAGATACTCGCAACACCGATGAGATGAACCTTGTAAGAATGTATCGCATACAGAAAATATCAGGAAAGGATAACCCCACCATTTTAGATTACGGCTGCGGCACTGGTTTAATGGTTACATTCATGCAGGATGCTGGTATTGACTGCGATGGTTACGACCCATATAACGGATATTATGCAGATGTTTTATCCCTTAAAAAGGACTATGATGTCATTGTGCTGACCGAGGTAATCGAACACCTGACCGCACCATTTGCCGAGTTGGCCGAAATAAAAGAGTTCTGCCACCCCGGTAGTAAGGTAATGATTGAAACATCATTTGCAGATTGGCTGACCGAACATGACGCATACATTGAGCCAAAGGTAGGACATTGCACAATTTTCAGCCATGCAGGGCTTGACCATTTGATGCAGCAGTTTGGTTTCACTCCTGACAATCACATAAACCGCAACGTGAGAATATACTCTGCATGATAATTTGGGACTGGCATATTGACGAATATGAACGGGTGAATTTCTTTTGTCCCGGTCAAAGGCATATTGGTAATGATTACCCAGATGTGTCACAAATCATTGCCTGTCCCGATGTGCCACAAATCAATAGACTTGACCGACAAAGGACTATAATTTATCCATGTGTGCAAGATACTTCCGCAATCACTGCACTGGGTTTTAAATATGCATTCACAAAAGACACCACCCAAAAATGGGATGGCGAGTCAATTATCTTGCCCCCTGTATTTGAGCCGCAAAAACCACAGGAAAAAACACAGGATGCAGTCACCATTATTCACTACTATTCACAAAGGGATTACGCAAACTATCAAATTACCAAAAACCTGAATATTCCTATTTATGGACTTGATGACAATCCATGTCACGATGTACAGGGAATGTTGGCAAAGACCAAATTCCTTGTCCACTTCAAACATTTGGGATATCTGTGCAACGTGGTGTTGAAATCAATGATGAACGGAACAATCCCAATCATGGACAAAAAGTCATTTGAATTAGGTTATAGCGACTATTTACAACCCGATGTGTCTTGTATTGTGGTCAATGACCATGACGATGTGAAAAAGATTTTAACCATGTCGGATGCAACCCGTGAAGATTACATCAAAGCAATGAATGAAAGCATGGCAAAAGTTATGGCAACCTATCCCGAAGTAAAACAAAAAGCAAAGCAGTTTGTCAATGCAGTGGGTTAAGCTCATAGATATTCACCCCAACCCGAACAATCCTCGGACAATCAATGCGGATAAGTTCGCCAAATTGAAGCGTTCGCTGATTGAGTTTCCTGAAATGTTGGTTGCACGGCCATTGGTTTGCGTTACTTCCGATTTTGGTGGTTACACAATTTTGGGCGGCAACATGAGATATAAGGCACTTTGCGATATCGGAGCGGCAGAAATTCCCATCATATTAGCAGACGAGTGGACAGCCAAACAGCGTGACGAATTTTTGATAAAGGACAACGTATCTTTCGGGGAGTGGAACTGGGATGAATTGGCAAACGAATGGGATGCAGAGGAGTTAATCACATGGGGAGTTGACCTACCCGAAATCAAGGATGAACCGGAAGAAAAAGAAATGTGTCCAACTTGTGGAAAATAGTGAACAAATAGTGAAGATATGGCAAACGAACAAAACTTAACACCATTCAAAAAAGGCGAGGTTGCCAACCCAAACGGCAGACCGAAAAAGTACGTCACTCTACTCAAAGAACAGGGGTACAAACTTGCCGAAATAAACGACACCATTCAGGCGATGTTGTCAATGGACTTGGATGAACTGAAAGAAGTGTGGCAGAACCCGAAGGCAACGGTGCTCGAAAAGACGATTGCAAACGCTATGCGGAAGTCACTTGAAAAGGGCAGCTTGTATTCCATTGAAACTTTGTTGAGCAGGGTGTATGGCAAACCAAAGGAAACGGCCGATGTTAACCAGACGGTCACAGGCGAAATCAAAATAACACTTAATTTAGATGGGCAATAAACAGACAGCAGTTGAATGGTTGGAAGATAGGTATAGACCAAAGGGCTATCTAACATCCGAAGAATTTGCACAGGCAAAAAAAATGTTTGAGAAACAGATTATGGATGCGGTTAACGCCACCATTATTGACGATGACCTGAACGCATACGAATATTTTACAGAGGAATACGAATGAAATACACAGCACAAAGAAGGCGGCTAAAACGCACCAAAGAAAGACGGGAAATCAAACTACGGGTTGCCTGTCTTAAAATCAAGTCACTCGAAATCAGGCGGCTATTTGCAGAAATAAAGGAGATGATGAAATGAAAGTGTTAGCCCTATGGGAAGGCATGGGTGGAGTTGAATACCACCGCTTATACACACCCCTGAAACGATTGCAGATTGATTACCCTGATGACATCACCGTCAGCATATCCCAAAACTTTGAACGCAATGGAATACCGCATTTATCTAACTACGACCTTGTCATCTTCAACAGATGGCTGGGAGAGAACCACTACGAGATACTCCACTACCTTGCAAAGAACGGAATTAAATACATCGTGGACATCGATGACTATTGGGTACTTCCAAAACACCACCCAACATATAAGTACTTCCGGGAACACAAATTAAAGCAGCAGATCATCGATGGCATTAGGTATGCCGATGGTGTGACCACGACAACCGATTATTTGGCGCAGAAAATATCCAAGTACAACCGCAATGTGCAGGTGCTACCAAATGCACTTGACCTTACAGATGACCAGTGGTTGGCCACACCACAGGAACGGGAGTATTTTACATTTGGCTGGGTTGGTGGACTTACCCACAGCAACGACATCATGATACTATCCGAGGCCATCGAACGCATCTGCAACGAGCATGACAATGTCCGCTTTGTTTTGTGCGGGTGGATGGCAAATAATTACATTTGGGATAGCATCTTGTACAAGTTCAACGGCAACAACCCGGTACTTCGGCCACAGGTATTAGTCAGCCATGCACAGCAGCCCAACGAGTACGGCAATTTTTACCGCCTTTTTGATTGTGCCCTTGCACCATTGGAACAAAACGAATGGAATAGCTGCAAGAGTGAGCTGAAAATCATTGAAGCGGCTGCGTATGGATTGCCCGTGATTGCATCGGGAGTTGAACCATACCTGCAACACCTGAATAATGCAGGGGTGAAGTTCTGCCTGAACACACCAAACGAATGGTACAATGCCATGAAACAGGCAATGGAAAGCCAACCCGAAGCAAACAAAATCAGGGGGGTTGCCAATCAGGTTTACTGCAATCAACACCACAACCTTGAAGCCATAAACAAAGACCGATTGGAATTTTATCAATGCACATTAGCTACACCCGGCCATTCGTAACGGATTACCAACGGGCTATACTTGATAGCCCTGATAGGTACACCGTGACTGCTGCTGCTACGAAAGTGGGCAAGACAGCCAGTCATATCATTTGGCTATTTGAACAGGCATTGAAGCTAAAAGAAAACCAATCGGTGTGGTGGGTGGCACCTGTGTATCAACAGGCGGAGATTGCATTCAGGCGGATGCGTAACCAAGTAACCGTGCGTGACTTTTTCAAGGTGAATGAAAGCAAGTTGCGTTTAACCCTGCCAACCGGGGGGATAATTGAATTTAAGTCCGCAGACAAACCCGACAACCTTTATGGTGATGACGTCTATGCTGCGGTGTTTGATGAGTTCACACGGGCGAGAGAAGATGCGTGGTATGCGTTGCGTTCTACCCTGACCAAAACCGAAGGCAAGGCAAAGCTAATCGGCAACGTGAAAGGCAAAAAGAACTGGGGTTATAAGCTATCCGAACGGGCAAGGATGGGTGAGCAGAACTATGGATTTTTTAAGATTACCGCTTATGACGCAGTCAATGCTGGTGTCCTGAAACTTGAAGAAGTGGAACAGGCAAAAAGGGATTTGCCGCAGCACATATTTTCCGAGCTGTATCTTGCCGAACCAACCGAGGATGGTAGCAACCCATTTGGATTGAGCTACATTTCGCAGTGTATTGCACCGATTTCCACCGCACCTGTTGAGTGGTACGGAATTGACCTTGCAAAGTACAGCGACTACACGGTAATCATTGGCCTTGACTCCGAATACCGGGTGTGCTATTTTGACCGCTTTCAAAAGGACTGGGCCCAAACCGAACAGCACATCATCAGGGTGGTAGGCAACACCCCTGCTGCCATAGATAGCACGGGAGTAGGTGACCCGATTGTTGAGAAAATACAACGGCATTGTCCACGTTCCGTTGGGGTGAAGTTCACATCAGTAAGCAAACAACAAATGATGGAGCAGTTGACAGCCGATGTCCATGCTGGACTGATTAAGTTTCCCGAAGGCATAATCGCAGATGAGATGCGTAACTTTGAATTTGAACACACGGCAACGGGCCTTCGTTATTCTGCACCATCAGGGTTGCACGATGATGCTGTTTGTGCTTTGGCACTTGCCCGGTATTGCAGCCAAAAGAATAAGAAAGGGGTATTTGTCATTGTTTAATTTTGTATATTTGTAGCATGGAAAACAAACAAACAGCAGTAGAATTTTTGGAAGAAAAATACAGACCAAAGGGCTATATTACGGCAGAAGAATTTGCACAAGCCAAAGAAATGGAGAAGGAGCAGATTGAAAATGCTTATCAAGCGGGGCAAGACAATGTAGATTATACTGCATCTTTTGTTGACGAAAATGGATTAGAAAATTACTACAACAAAACATACGGAGGTAACAAATGAAATTACCAAAGAATTGGAATGAAATCAGCATAGCGCAGTTTCAGGAATTGCAGCTATTGACCGAGCCGAGTTTTGACAATCAGCTCAAAACATTGTCCATTTTATCAGGCAAAAAACTGGACGAAATAGAAGAGATGCGGATTGTGGACATCACGGCTGCACTATCGAAACTTGCATTTATGGCAGAATTACCCACCGCAAAAAACGTGGGTAGCTTCCGTATCGGCAACACCCTTTACAAATTCGCAGCCAATCAGCACCACTTGCAAGCCCACCAATTTATCATGGTGCAGGACTTGTTTGCTGAAAAGGACAAGTGGGTGCAGAACTTGCACATGATTATGGCGGCATTGTGTGTGCCTTACCGGATATTCCCACCAAAGCGCAAGGAAGTCAAGACAGATGACTTTGAAAAGATTGCTACCCAGTTCAGGGAGAAGATGCCGATATCTTTTGCATACGCCTACACGCTTTTTTTTTCTCTATGCTTACCGGAATTACTCGAAGCTACCCAAGTATATTTAGAGCAGGAAGTGGAGAAGTTGAAGAAGATAGCAGACGAAAAGACCGCCCCGCCATCAGTTGGCTGAAAATGGTGGACAACATCGCAGGGGGTGACCGCACCAAGTGGGACTTCTTTTTGAATATGCCGCTTGTGGAGTTCTTGAACGCAGTCAGTTTCCAAACAGAAAAAGACAGGGCAAGGACAGAACGATTAAACACAGCAGCGCAGTCGGCAAAATCTGCCAAAGATAGCACCGTTTACAAGATTGCATTGATGCAGGAAATGTTGTAAGTTTGCATTTCCGTTGGTGTAAGCAGGAATGAATACTGCCTTTGAGTAGCATCTCACTTTTGTGAAGACATGGGTGCAAATCCCATACGGATGAAGCCCCGGCCATTGTGTCGGGGTTTCTACTTTTATAAGTGTGAACATTACCAAAGCGCAACTGGATGCAATCAACAAAGGATTGCTGGATAAGTTCGGAATACCCGACAGCCCGATGCCAAATTCATTACTTGCTGACCTTGTTTTAGGTGTGGCTCAAAGATTGGTGGATGCGTTGCGGCAAGACATTACAGAAAAGAAATTAGTCGCTACCAAAAACCTGCGTTCAAGTGTGAACATCGGGGACTTTCAGGAGAATGCCAACGGAGTGACCGTGCCTATTGAAATGGCGAATTACTATTTGTGGGCTGACCAAGGTAGGCGCAAAGGCAAACGGCCACCGATTGCATCTATTGAGGAATGGATAAGTGCAAAGGGTATTCCTGTCCGTAAATCAAAAGAGCAAAGCACACAATCAGTTTTAGAAGCCCGTAAATCTATGGCCATTGCCATTGCCCGTAAAATAGCATCCAAAGGAACAATAAAGAGGTTTGGTTACAAAGGCGGTAATTTTATAGGCGATGTGCTGACCCCTGCCAATATCGATGCAATCGCACAGCACTTGGGAGATGCCTTGGGTAAACCCATTACCGCATACGTTACAAGTGAAATTGCCACTACATAGGTAGGCGAAAACCTACTTTTTTAAGTAATGGCAATCACTATCAATACCGAGCCGAACGATGTCGCCCCGGTTTATTCGGATATCAGTTACGTGGTCACTTCGACCAACTACGCACAGGCAAATTTCAAGTTTATTGCGGTAATCAAAAACGCATCAGGCACGACCATTGCCAAACTGAAAGCCCCGATATTTCATGGAACTACCGACAAAGGTGTGTTCAACATCAGCCGCATATTGCAAAACTATGTGACCTACGATTTTACCCAAAACCTGACCGCAATCAGCAAATGCAATAACAGCTATCTTGCATACAGCGTGGAATTTGGCGAGGAGTATGGCGGCACGGAATACCTGAACCTTGCATCCGACACTGGTAAATATGTGTGGAACGGGTTGTTTAATCTGTACGGAAGTGAAACACCCGACACTTACAAGATAAATGTCACACCCAATTCAGCCAAATTTCTCACACGTGTGCGGCCAAGGATTGTGACCCGTGAGCAGTACGACTACCTTTATTTTTTGCTGCTCGGTTTTAACATCGAACCAAAGGTGATAGCATACAATGCCGCAGGTTCAGTCATTGCCACAAGTTATTTGAAACTGCCTTGGACTCCAAGCACAGCAGACACATCACAATTCATGGTTAGATTTGGTGCAGGTGTGGTTCAGTTAAACGCACTCACAGCAGGGGAGTTGACATCGGGAACACCCGGAAGCGTTGTGCCTGTTGGCACGGCATATTACACCATTCAATTCACCCAGACGATTGGTGGCAATTTCAGCGAGGTGTACCGCTTTGATGTGGTGGAAGAATGCAGCAAATATGTGCCGCAATATCTTTACTTCCTGAACCCGTTGGGTGGCTTTGAAAATGTGCGTTGCAGCATGGCATCACGTGACAAATACAGCGTGAGCAGAAAGCAGTTTAAACGTAATAACTACACGCTGACAGGCAACACATTTGCGTATGACAAAACAAAGCATGGGATGACTTCCTATGCTACCGAAAAGACAAAGCAGGTTGTCCTGAACACAAACTGGCTGAATGAAGTTGAGTTTGAATGGTTACAAGATTTGATTGCTTCACCTGTGGTTTTCTTGGGTGACATTCCGGTCAATATCACAGACACTAATTATGAGGTGTTTGATTACATTGACGGCCCGAATAACCTACAAATAACCGTAGAATATACAGAACCTGAAAGGTTGCAAAACGCATGAACAACGTAAGATTAGTATGCGGTGGGTACAGCGTGGATTTACCTACCGATTTTGGAATACAGATAAATAAGTCCATTGCTGATATTCGGGAGCCGGAAAGCAGATCATCGGATTGGACAAAGACATTCACGCTACCCGGTACAAAGACAAATAACAAGCTGTTCACTCACTTGTTTGATTTGAACTTGTCTATCCGCAACACGACATCCACGAATTTCAGCCCCGATTTCAATCCTAACCTGAAAGCCGATGCGCTGTTGACCGTGGATGAGGTCACCCAGATAGAAGGTTTTATCCGTTTGTTGTCGATTAAGGTTAACGACCTGAACCAAATAGAGTACGAATGCAGTATGCACGGGGAACTGGCTGACCTATTTGCAAAGATTTCAGATGCCAAATTAGAGGAATTAGATTTCACCGAATACAATCACGTGCTGAATGCGACCAACATATTCAATTCATGGGACACTTCGATAATCAAAAACAGCAGCGGATATGTTAATTTCAGCGGTGGCGCACCCATTGGTGAGGGATATGTGTACGGGTGGGTTGACCCCGGTATTTATGCCGATTATAAGAAATTAGATTTAAACGATGTCACCCCGTATATCTATGCGAAAACGGTGGTTGATAAAATATTTAGCGGTGCAGGGTACACATACAGCAGCGGTTCGTTTTTCAACACAGCGCAGTTCAAAAGATTGGTTGTGCCGTGTCCATCTCGGATGCCGTTCCTTTCGGAAACCCAAATACAAAATAGGCAGTTTGAAGCAGAAATACCAGCAGCGAGTGGTACAACATATTCATCAGGACAGAAAATTCTTTTTACAAGTGAAATAAGCGACCCATCAAATCAGTATGACTCAGCAACATCTATATTTACAAATGATTATTCTGGGCAACGCTATGACTTTTTTTTATACACAAACGCATCCATAACAAACGTAGACCCAAATTCTGATTATTCTGTTTCTTATTTCTTATATGTAAATGGTATAAAATTAAGAACAAGTCAACCAATATATAAGTCAACTACATCAGGCACTTCATTTTCTATTGACAATACTGTTGTTTTTGAAAACATTGTTTTAAATAGTGGCGATTATGTTGAAATCAAATTTGATGATGTTTATGTGTTTGAAGCTGCTGTAAACAAATATGTACCAATAT